CACCTTAGACCTAGCACTACTAGCTGTAATGAGAGATACTAACTCAGCTAAGGGTTATGTAGCTGTGAAAGGTAAGGGTAACTTCCGTCATGACATGGCTGATGATTACAAAGCTAACCGTAGTAAAACTGAAATGGATCCTCGGATTAAACAAAACCTTAATAGCTTGTATCAATACTGCTGGGATACTGGATGTGTCCAAGCGCATGGGTGTGAGGCAGATGACTTGGTTTCTATCTGGGCTACTGAAGCAGAAGAAGCAGGCGACTCCTTTGTCATAGCCCATGTTGATAAAGATATTGATATGGTTCCGGGTTGGCACTACAACTTCAACAAGAAAAGTATGTATCATGTTGACGAAGAAAAAGGCCACTACCTACTTTGTAAGCAGTTGCTAACTGGTGATTCTTCTGATAACATACAGGGTCTTAGAGGTGTAGGCCCTAAGACTGCAGAGAAACTGTTAGCTAACGTAAGCAAGGGTGATATGCTGGATGTAGTTAGGAAGTCTTGGAGGGAGAAACACCCAAGAGACTGGAAGGAGAAGCTTCAACTCTGCTTCAACCTAATCTATATGCGTAGATCCTTTGACGGTTTCGAGGCACTAACTATTGAAGAAGTGTATGGAGAGGGTAGACTTAGATGACTAAACAAAACTTAGGGCATTGGGAGTACGGAGGTTCTCCCTTTGATCCTGATAGTTACTTCGGGTTTATATACCTGATTACATGCACACACCCTGAAGAACCTAAGAGGTACATAGGTCGTAAGCAATTCCATATGTACCGCAAGGGTAAAGACAGGGCTGTGTCTAACTGGAAAACTTATAGCAGTTCATCTAAACATATTAACAAGATGATACTAGACTACGGTAGCGATAACTTTAAGTTTGAGATACTACAATTGTTTGAAACTAAAGGTGGCTTGTCAGCAGGTGAAGTCAAGGTTCAATGGGAACTTGATGTGCTTACTCAGAAGTATACCGATGGTACTCCTGTCTTTTTAAACAGACAGATAGGGGCAATTAAGTTTATTCCTAAGGAAGAAGTTAATGACAGAACAAGAGAGCGGCTCCAAGGTATCGCCTTCGGAATCAGAGAAGAACGGGAAAGTCAAGAAAGCCTCAAGGATTCAGAGGAAGAAGCTATCACAAACAAAGAGAAGATTAATAAAGAACCTTAAAGAAAAACGGTGGTCTTAATGAAAACCAAAGATAGATTTGTAAAGCATATGCCATGCAAACACTGTGGTTCTTCTGATGCAGTAGGTATGTACTCCAATGGGATTGGTACATGCTTCCACTGTAAGAAAACTACATTCGAAAATGAAAGAGAAGATACCATGCAAGAATCATATGCACCAAAACAAGTTGAAGACTTATCAACTATTACTTCCTACGACACAAGAGGTGTACAGGAAAGAGGTATAACTAAGCAGGTTGCAGCCCACTTTGGTATGAGGGTTTCATACAATGCTGACGGGACTATCGAGTCCCACTACTACCCATACACTAAGAAGAATAAGATAGTTGCGTACAAGATTCGTAACTTACCTAAGGACTTCAGAGTTAAGGGAGACTTCTCTGACATTGATCTGTTTGGTCAATCAACTTTCACCCAAGGTGGTAGATCACTGACTATTACAGAGGGTGAGCTAGATGCTATGGCAGTGGCTCAATCAAATCTATCAAACGGGAGTACGATATATCCCGTAGTATCCCTACCTTCTTCAAGCAACCTCAATCCTCTTATAAAGAATCGTGAGTGGATAAGAACATTCGATACAGTTGTATTGATGTTTGATCAAGATGATGCAGGGGAGAAGGCAGTAGAGAATGCAGCTAAGATCATTGGCTGGGATAAGGTAAAGGTAGCTAGTCTACCTGAAAATGATCCATGCGAAACTTTAATTAAACATGGGCCTAAGGCATTAGTAAGTGCGTTCTGGTCTGCTCAGCCATACACACCGGCTGCAGTAGTACGAGGCGAAGCCATATGGGAAGAGTATGTTAAGCGCAAGACAGTTGAATCAGTACCATACCCTAGTTGTCTTAGTGGTTTGAATGACAAGCTAGGTGGTATGAGACATGGTGAGATAACATTGTTCACCTCAGGCACTGGGTCAGGCAAGTCCACTATGATTAAAGAAATTATTTTACAACTGAAGGAAGAGACAGAAGATAACATAGGGGTTATATCACTAGAAGAATCTATTGGTGACTCAGCCCAGAAGTTTATTCAAATGTTTGTACCGGAAGAACCAACCGAAGAGCAGGAGCGAAAAGCATTTGATGATGTATTTGGAGATAACCGTATCATTCTCCTTGATCATAACGGCGCTGTATCTGATTCTTCTCTTATAGATCAAATAGAGAACTTGTGTCTGTTAGGGTGTAAGCACTTGGTGCTTGATCACATTACTATTGCAGTGTCAGAAGGCACTAACGGTAAGACAGGTAACGAAGCTATCGATACTATCATGTCTGACTTGTTAAAGATTGTTAAGAAACATAATGTCTGGTTGGGTATCATCTCCCACCTACGTAAGTCTCAAGGTAAGTCCTTTGAAGAGGGACACCTTGCTTCTATCGATGACATCAAAGGTTCAGGTTCAATCAAACAAATCAGCTTTGATATTGTAACGTTTGCTCGCAACCTAATAGCAGAGAACGAAGATGAAAGAAATACCATACACCTTAGAGTACTGAAGTCTAGATTCACAGGGCTTACAGGTGATTGTGGTTCAGCATACTACGACCAGAAGACTAAACGTCTGAAGGGTCAGATGGATTTCTTAGACTACAAAGCAGGAGTGTAAATGGCTAACGCTATACATGCTGTAGCTCAGTACATAAGGAGCAATAGAGAAGGTGCCCGAGGTAGGAATCACTCGGGTATCGAACTCTTAAACAGGCATATGGATTACGGTATAGAATACGAAGAGCTTGTTATATGTGCAGTACAGGCAGCTCAAAGCTTATTCCTTAGATCCCGTAACGCTAGTAGTAGAAGCTTCAAGTTAACAGCAACATCAACATCAATAGGTTTATCTGTGGTCTCTAGGATAGGGATCAGGAACAGTACCTATACAGAGTTATTCTCAGTTGGTGATCTGTTTGTCGAAGCCTTACTACAACTTAAGTACCTTGAGATAGAAAGAGAGTACGAAGGTTACCGAGCACCGTATGTAATATTCTTAACAGAAAAGTGGGAAGACTTAGGTGAGATACCTCCAGAGTTTGATAAGGCTACACTGAGTGGTACTAGCTTTAAGAAATTCCCTAAGATAATTGGGTTAAGAAACCCGATAACCAAGAGGCCGTATATCAAACGTATGACCTCGGAGAGGGACTTTAACCAGTGCCTTGACCAACCCTTTGTGAAAGCTCTAGACAAGCTGCAATCGTCTGCTTGGCACCTTAACGTAGACCTTGTTAAAGCTCTCAGAGATAACGTCACTAAGTTCTTAGATATGAAAGATAAGACAGACAAAGGTAGGTCTAAAAGAATAGAGATGAAGTTTATCTTAAACAAAGCAAGGGCTATAGGAGACGAAACTTTCTACCAAGCGGTAGAGTGTGACTACAGGGGGCGAGTGTACTACACTGAACCGTTCTTAAACTACCAAGGTTCTGACTTAGCCAAAGGTCTCTTTCAGTTTGGCGTAAGTAAACCTATGGATGACAAAGGATTCTTTTGGTTATGTGTACACACTGCATGTTCTTACAACCAGTCGTATACGATAGAGGACTTAGATAAACAATCATGGTTAACAGAAGACTACAGGCATCACTTAGCAGAAGAAGGGTTGGATACTATTTCAGTAGACAAAATGACGTTAAGGGACAGAGCACATTGGACAGTACACCACCAGAAGGAACTGATAAACGATGCAACCTTGATGAACTTCAGGATGGAAGCGGAGAAACCAGTATCACTCCTAGCTTGCTGTCTTGATCTTAAAGGTTATGTAGAATCTGAAGGGGTATACGAGTCTTGTCTGCCTATACCTGTAGACGGAAGTAACAATGGATGGCAACACCTAGCTGCTATGTCTAAAGACAGTCAAGCAGGGGCGTTAGTCTCCATAGTACCTCAGCTAATACAAAAAGATTTCTATGTAGAAGTAGCTAAGCGATTGATAGTTAGAATGCCTGAGTGGTTTGAGGGTAGGTCTATGCCAATGAAAGCAATACGTAAAGGGATAGCCAAGCGTGGGTCTATGACTAGAGCTTACTCTGCAGGTCAACGTAAGATAGCAGAGAATATGTTCTATGATTGTAAGACTGAGGGATACAATAAGAAGTACAAGATAAGCAAAGATGACTGCGACAAGCTGTCTAAGAATCTAATTCTTGCTATCAATGATACTTGTGTTGGGCCCTTAAAGACCATGAAGTTCTTACAAAAGATAACTGACTACTCACTAGAGAGTGGACAGACTTGTCTATCGTGGACTACACCATCAGGATTCCCTGTGTTGTATGAAGTATGGAAGCAAAAGAACCTGACACTAAGGGGTACTATCAGGGGCTTAGGGCAGATAGGTCATAGCATCAAGGTGCCTGTGCTTACCAGAGAAAGTAAGCCTATACCATGCCGTAGGTCTTTTGCATCTGGATGTTCACCTAACTTTGTACACTCAATGGATGCAGCACACATGGCTAAGGTAATCGAGTCATTCCCCGGAAGCTTTGGGGCAGTACATGATTCCTTCTCTACCCATGCGTGTGACGTTGAGAGGTTACTTGAGCATACTAAGTGGCAGTTTGCTATGATGTATAATGTAAGTAACTTCTTTAATCGCATAGAGTCTATGATCCTTGAGGATCGTACAGGTTACTGTGTTAAACAACCAGATATAGGTGATCTAAAAATAGAAGAAGTCATAAGCTCTGACTATTTCTTTTCTTAATTAAATAAGGATTAATAATGATAATTAAAATGCCCGGTGTCACGGACACTAGTACGCCCTTACTAACAGAAGCTCACTTCGAAACAGAAGAGAAACTTATAGAAGACCTAGGTGAGTTGTTAGAAAGTTACAACGGTAAGGTATCTAACCTAGCTATGGTTGGTGCCTTGACACTGTATGCAAATATGGTATCATTAGGTTCTTTAGAGGCAAATGATTAATGGATAAAGTAAATGAGTTTCAAATTGTAGAAGACTTGGAGAACAAGGTAGTGGACTGGGGTTACAGCAAAGGTATACTTACCAGTGCAGCACCAGATACTTTCCGTAGGATTAAACAACTTATTAAAACGGAAGAAGAGGTCATCGAGTTAGCTGATGCTATACATGGTGACGATAGAACGGAGGCAATAGATGCCATTGGTGACATACTTGTTACTCTTATCATGCAGACACGTCTGTGGAATACTAATTTATACGAGTGCCTCGATGAAGCTTTCGAGGTTATCAGTAAACGAACTGGACGAATGGTTGACGGCATATTCGTTAAGGATGAATAACAATGACTAACATGAAGAAAGAATCGTACAACATTATGCGGCACGAAGGGATAGATGATATGGAGTATGTAGAGGAGCTAGGTCTTAACCCTGCCCTTGCGTACACACCAGCTATCAACGAAGCTATCATTGAGCATGTCTCTGCTGAGAACTACGCAGGCTATATAGCCAAGGGGGTTGACCATGATAAAGCAAATGAAATGGCTAATGCTCTAGCTAAGAAAGCAAGGGCTACAGTCAGCCATGCTAACCCTATCCTAAAGGATAAAGGTTATTAAAAAAGGGCCCCAATTAAGGGGCCCAAAGTACTACTATATGGGGGCCCTAACGGGCTCCCTTTTTTATTGTAATGTTGTTTTAAACTTAGGATCATCCATAGCAAACTGATAGATACCTCTTGCCTTACCTTCTCCGCTAGCTGCGGAAACGTACTGGTAGTGTGCATCTTTCATATGCTTAGCTACTCCTCTTCTCCTTTCAGCAGAATCTCTATCAAGCCTTGCAAGATCCTTTACAACTGAACCAAACTTCCACTTCATTAAGAAAGACATAGACTCTGATAAGGTAGCATAGTTTCTGTAAGGGTTAGGTGTCTCTATCTCAAGACCTTTGTACTGATGTGGCTTTAACCTAGCAGCTAAACGTTCAGCTTCTTCCTTAAGTGGCCCGTCAACATCTAAGTAATTAAGTTGATTCCTAACAAACTCAACAGTATTGTTGTGTTCATCTTCCATTATCAACTCTTTACCTGCCTGTTCCCCTCGTCTTTTAAACTCCTTAAAGCCATGGTGGATGTTACCTGTAACTACATCCTTGATATCCTTAAGAACAGCAGAGTTATTAGTTTGATCAAACCAATCATCATTTAACATCTGTTCTACAATATCACCTTGACTTAAGTCTGTAACAACAGCGTCATAAATAGGAGATAGCCAAGGCATATTATCACCTTGCGTAAGCTTAGTCCAGTTCTTACCAGATGCCAACATAATCATGTTCATTGCATCAAAAGACTGAGCAAGTGTAGCTAAGGAAGATCCCCTTGCTTTACCGCCTAAGATACCACCCTGTGCAGCATAAGGGGTTAGCTGTGGGTTAGCAGAAGTAGTTTGAATCCTTTGATCAACTGACTTAAGCTGTTTCCTTAGTGCATCAGCTCTGACTAAGTTACCTTCAGCTTCAGCTCTTGAAATACTATCTTGTATTCCTTTGTTTACCTTACGGTTACCTGCTATAGTTTTACTGTCAAGCCTCTTACCATTTTCAAATGGAGTTATCATACCCCTCTTGAAACTCTCAGTGTCGTATACTTTCTCCATACCACCTAACGTAGTCTTACCGCCACTTGGGCTTGGGAAAGTAACCATTCTGTTAAACATAGTAGACGCATCAACAGAATCCTTAAGCAAAGCAGCAAACTCTACAAGCTCAGGCCCTAAGGTAGCTTCAACTGCAACACCTCTTATATCGTTTAGTAACATAGCAGCGTTGTTAAGTCCACCGGGGAATGACTCAGCCGCTTGCTTAAGAGTAGGATCACTAAGTAAAGTATCCCAGACAGAACCTATTAAGTTATCCATCTCTTGACCATAAGCAAAGGTCATTAAAGGTTTCTTAAGGAAGTCTGCCTTGTTCTTTAAAGACAACTGAAAGAGTTCTCTTACATTATCTAACATAGTTTCGTCATAGCTGTACTTATCCATGAACGCTTTGTCAGTAAGCATGTAACCGCTGAACTCACTGTCAAGTAAAGTCTCTAAGTTATTACTGAGGGTCTTTCTTATATCACCTTCGTAAGCTTCAAAGCCTTCTATGTCAGAATAAGCTCCAAGTATCTTACTAGCATTCTCAGCACGGAACAAACCAACCCGATACAACTTCTCTTTAAGACCTAGTATGCTGAACATAGTAGCTAATCCATTAGAGATGCCATCGATTTCCATATAGTTAACAGCAGATCTAAAAGACTTACCTGCTTTCATAGCTGCATCATAGTTAGCTATATCAATAACAGCATCTATCATTTGTATAGCATGCTTGTGTGCTTTCTTGTTATTAGCCAAACCTTGTATGAAGTCTGCAACCTCAGGGTCAGAAGATAAAGCTGCTGGTACTCTAGTAGGTAGCTTGTCTACACCTGAAACACCATTACTGTTTACCATAATCTGAGACAAAGCTAATCGTGCTGGCTTGTCATCGTAAGCCTGAAGGGCCTCGTTGATCTTTTTGCCAATCCTAACTAGTCTCTTATGGGCCTCAGATTGTGTACGTATGTTACCCGCAGCTTGCTCTATAGCATCAGCCCTTACAAGACCACCTCCGTCATAGAACAAAGCAGACATAGTAGCCAACCAGTTACTCTCTTCTCTGCTACGGCTGTTAGGAATGACCTCGATCATCTTACCACTGCCAATAATATTACGAACAAGATGGTTGTTAACTGGTGATAGCGAAGAGTGTGGTGTTAACCTTTGAGTAACTCTTTGTTTAAAGTATGTAAAGTAAAAAGGTTTATTGTCATACACAGATAAGCTCGTAAGAACCTCAAGGGCTTTGTTAGCATGCATGTAATACTGTTGCTGTTGGAACTCTGGAGTTCTAAACTTAGCTTCTTGCAACTTAGATATCTCTATATCTTGCTGTAGTTTCTCTATTAAAAACACAGTACGATAATAAGCAGGACTAGAAGGTTCAACAAGCAGAGCTTTATCTAGCTTAGCCTGAAGTACAAGACCCCTAGCATTTTCATTTTCTGCTATCTTTGCAATAGAAGCTTTCCTTTCATCACCTATGTCAAACATATCAAGCAAAGGGTTACCATTAGCACCCATAGCAGCCTGACCCATAGCAGCAGAGCCTAACAAGATTGCAATCTTAGATCGTCTAGGTTCAAAGTAATTAGGCACTTGACTGTAACTAAACATAGCATCATCGGCGCTAATAGACTTAGGGTTAGGTACAGATCCTGTGCTAGACTTAGTATAAGCAGATCCCTCATACATAGGTTGACCTGTAGCAGGGGGAGATAGAAGTGGCTTCATCCTTGGATTAAAAGGTTTATACTTCCTAACATCTCTTGAGAGTACCTGAAATCCTAGCTTAGTCAAAGACAAAGTAGGTGGTAAAATATTACCAGCTTCATCAATACCGCCCGGAGAATGAGTAACTATATCCGGGAAACTCATTTGATAATCAGCAAGAAAAATCTTACCAATCATTTCAAAAGCCTCAGGTGTTAAGTTCTGGTAATCAGCTACGTAAGAATCTGTTTCCAAACCTTCCATCTCAGACTTAGCTCTACGAAAATCCTTAAAGATAGCCTCACCCACACCTCTAACCGATGTGTCAAACTTAGAGTCTCCGGCTTGATAACCTTGCAACTCATCTATGTCTGCTTGAGCAGCAGAACTTAGAGGTGAACCATCGTCATTGTTAGCTTGAGACATGCTTAGAAGCCAAGGCTCTATCACTGCCATTTGTATTAGGTCAAACCGTGGGTCTACTTTAGCTGTCCTTGCGTAAGATATTTCCTCAAAGTCTGCCTCTCCGTCTGCATAAGCCTGAGCTGTGTCACGTTCGAACTTAGCATCTAGCTTACCAACCCCAAGGATCTTAGGGTGCATCACTAAGTTAGACATGCTTAACTTTAAATCAGGATTGTCCTTGAAAACATTAGGGGCTACATCATCCTGAGTCTGCATCTGTTCGATAGCCTCAGCAGTAACTTCCTCATCAGGGTTAAGCTTAAGGGTATCCTTAATGCTTAGACCAATAACATCCCTGTCCTGAGAGTCCCTTGTTTTAAACCTAACTCTTTCTGTAAGCTCATGCCCTAAGACATTTGCTGCATTAGAGAAGCTAGTGGCGATACCCATTCTTTCTAATGGGCCGGGGACTCTTTCCTGTTCCCGTTGTTGAACCTCAAGGGGTGTCTCAGCTTGATCAACAAAGACATTGCTGCCTTCCTCAACCACAGAGCCAACACCCTGAGAGCCTACGTCAGCTTGCGCAGGTAGTACAGTGGCTTCTGCCAGACCTAAGTCTGAAACAGGAGTCTCTAGTTGAGACCCCTCAGCAACCATATCAGTTTCATCTATGATACCAAGTTGTATCAAGTCTTCTCGGGTATACTCACCTTCGCCTTGTACTCCTTGAGGCCCTTCCAATGGGCCGAACTGTTCCTCTATTCCTTGAAGAGCCTCGTTACCACCTTGAGCTTGTTGAGAAAGCTCTTCCTGTAACCTGAGAAGCGACTCTTGTTTACTTGCTTCTGTTTCAGCAGCCGTAGGTTGAGCACCTATCACTGCGTTAGCTGACGTAATCGCCATTGTTTATTCTCCTGTTATCCAACCATTATCTACAGCGGTATCATACATCCGATGCTTTAAGAAAGAGAAGGGTGTTAACCCAGCACCAGATTTAAGTGCCTTTCTTGCGTCATCTTCTAAGATACCCTGTCCAAAGCCGTGTACGTTTTTAACTATATTAGATGCAGGGGCTTCTCCTGACATAAGGTTCCACATAGAACCAAGTGCACTATCACTTCTGTTTTCATAGAGAGGGAACATTAGATCACTGCTAATGATTCTTTCAGTGGTGCCCAACAGACCTGTAGAATACAGGGCTCTTAGGTATTTCTCTTCATCACTTAAGTAAGGTGATCCTTCTCCAAACTTAATAAGGTCTTTCAAATGTTGTGAAGCATAGCCTAACATAAGCATAGTCATGATCGATGCAAAGGCAGAGTACTTCATTCCGGGGGTAGCGTTCTTAACTGTATCCCACAAAGCTGGTATATGGTTAGCAGTAAACTGGGATATGAAACCCTGAAACTGAGTAAACAAAGCTAGATGTGGATTACTGTAGAACAAAGGTCTTCCCATAGCTGTAGGCATAGGCACTGAGGCGTTGACATAGCTTATAAAACCATTGTCAAACTGTCTCTCATACTCAACCTGTAGCTCAGCTTGTTGTTGTTTAAAGAAGGCTAGCTCCCTTGGCCCTAAAGATTCTATGTCAACCTGTTTATTTTCTAACAGTCTACTAGAAAGATTAAGCATCTTATCCACAGGGATACCCATGTACTCTAACATCTTACGAGCTTCCGCTGCTTCGTTAGTAATTGTACCTTGGCTATTGTGAAGTATATCTAAGTTCTCAATTAAAAAGTCGTTGTACATAGACGCACGTATACTTCTTGTTAAGTTAGTTATACCTTGGAGACCAATGATCTTAAAGAAGGAGTCCATTATAGCCTGAGTCATCTGATTAGTTTCAGATACACCAACTAGAACAGCAGCACCAGTCTTCTGAGATAAGAATCCACCACGACTTAAGTTACCTCTAGGATCATCTAAGCCTACGAATCGTGGGTCAGAAGCTTGTCTATCGCTGCGAGACTTAATCTGAGTATCAAAGTTACTACGTGTAGGGGCTACTCCTGTAATCCTACCTACTTCTGCAAAGTACTCAAACATTTCTCTACCTAACAGTAGACCAAAAGACCCTACGTTCTTATGTAGGTTCTGTAGTGAACTTCCTTTTACTGTAAGTGCCAACTCTACGGTAGAAGAGATAGCAGCTAACGGTAACATAGTTAGTACACCAGTCAGTGTTAAGAACTTCTGGGCACCACGAACAGCATCGCTTTGGATACGCTTGTAGTTACCAGAGTCAGCATTAATAAGATCACCCAGTGCAAGGGTAAGGTCTTCTACTGTTTCACGAGCGTTAAGCTCAGCAGGTGTGCCAACCTCAGCGTCCCCTCGGATCTCATTGTATACATCATTAAGCATAGATGTAACTAGC